AGAAAATCATGAGCAAAGGTTACGAGCAGTTTAAAAGAGTAGATAAAGAATTAGACGCATTACTTCTTTATCTAGAGAAATTAGAAGAAGACTACGCAGAAGCAGTAGCAAATGTAGATAAAAACTTTAATCAGTATAAAAGATATCAAAAGGCATATAACATATTGTGTAATTATTTTGATTATATACCTCAAGATGATAAAGATTCGGTTGATAAAGAACTTATGAAACTTGACTTATAAAGTTTTAAAGTTTTATTTGACTCAAGTAAGAATATTATGGTAGATTGCACTATGAAAAATAGATATCAAACTTCTTTCGTTGTAGACAAGAAACTTTGGATAAAGTTTAAGTCTAAGACGTTAAAAGAAGGTGTGTCAATTAAAGATAAACTACATAGTTTGATGACAGATTATGTAAATAACAAGGAGACGACGAATGCCCGCAATTGGTTTTCTTTACCCAGATGGAAGTAAAGTATCATTTGAAGACGTGAACAAGGGCGACGTCGATATTGTTAAGATGGGTATGTCATTACCTACTTTAATTGAAATGTCGAAAGAAAGAGACCCTAATAGAAAGCCGTCTACGACCGAGCTTCTAAATGGAGCGTGTGAATCTTATCTTAAAAGGACTAAAGAATATTATGTAGACCCTCAAGATAGAGCATTTTCTCTAGCAGGAACAATGCACCACGCTCGACTAGAGCAACACGAAGACGACAGACATATGTTAGAAGAAAAGCTAGAAGAGTTTAACATAACTGGTATAGCCGACTTGTATGACAAGGAGACTAAAACATTACTAGACTATAAGAATACTGGCTCTTACAAATGTGCTAAACTATTAGGGATGACATACAAACTAATTCCAGACCCTTCTGGTGCTAGATACAAAGCAAGCGGTAAATGGGGAAAAAAAGGTTCTCCTAAGATGATTAAACAATGGTATCGTGATGAAGGTCTAGCAGACTATGGAGATTGGGGCTGGCAGGTAAATTGGTATAGATATCTTTTAAATAAAGCTGGATACGACGTAGATAATATGTATATTCAGGTTACTTTAAGAGACGGAGGTCTAGCAGTATCAAGAGATAGAGGTCTAGACAAACATATTTACCTGATTGAAATACCTAAGTATGACGATGAAGTATTAGAGAATAAGTTTCTTTCTGCTAGAGATGAGCTTGTAAAAGCTCTAGAAACAGGGAACTTACCTCAAAAGTGTAGTAGAGAACAAACCTGGGACGGTAGAAAATGTCAGTCATATTGTGACGTCAGAAGTCTATGTCCTTACAACAATGGGAGTATAAATGGGTAAAATGTCTGAACTAGATATGTATCAATCTGATATAGAATCATTGCACGACCAAGCAATTCAAGATGATGTATTGATACGTAAGCACCAAAAGGTTTCAGAAGAACCTACTCCAGGCGACGTAGTTAAAAGTAGAAATGGTTTTGACTATGTAGATGAAGGATATATGCGTTGGCGACTAAACCAACATTATCCTATATGGTCTTGGGAGGTAATCAAATATGAAACTCTTGGAGACAAAGCTATTGTAGTTCACGGACGTCTTAAAATTATGGACGAAGGTGTGCCTCGTAGTTTTGACTCAGTTGCAGCACATAGAATAGCTGTATCTAGAAATGGCTCAGGGTATGTAGACTTAGGTAATGACCTAAAAGCTGCTAACTCAGATGCATTCAAAGTCGCAGTAAATAGACTATGTAATGTAGCAGACGACGTTTATCGCAAGCAATATATAGATAAGAGTCTTGGAGATGTCCAATTAAATAACATTATGGATATAATTGCAGAGATGGACAATAAGGAAGAAGCAGACAAGGTGCATAGAGCACTTAGGTCTGGAATGATAAACCAAGACAATTACGATAAAGTAATGTCTAAATTAATCGGGAGTGAAAAATGAGTAATGTTACAGATGTACTAAACGACATAGATAACAATGTAGCTTATTATAATCCTTCAGAAGATACAGCAGGTAAGAAGTATGCTACTATTGAAGAAGGTTCGTATGAAGCTATAGTCAGTAAATTGACTATCAAAAAAGATATCGTTGTTAGAAATCAATACTTAAGCGACATCTTTGAAGCTACCTATAAGTTAGATGATGATAGATATCCTGACTTAAAAGGTAGAGAAGTCAAGTCTAAAGGATACTTTAGATTTAAAAGTCCTGACAAAAAGAAATATCCTAAACTTGAAGACAACCAAGGTAATAACAAAGGATATATGATATTCGCAGAAGCGTGTGGATTTGAAATGCAGAAAGACGACCAAGGTAGATATTTATTACCTATGGTTATGGAGTCTGATATTTCAGGAAACCCTGTGACTATCAAGATTGTACACGATAAGTGGACTGACCAGTCAGGAGAAGAAAGAATAACACCAACTGCTGTCAATGTTTTTAAATCTAATAGAACAGTAGACAAGCCAGTTACAGAAGACGAATTGCCTTTCTGATGAAGTATTCTTTCATGCTTACAAAAGAAGAAGCTAAGTCTATCATAGAAACCTTGCAGTCTACTAGACACGAAGACGAGGAAGATATGAAGAAACAAGCTAGAAGAGCCTTTGAATCTCAATACAAAGACCAATATAAACAAGACGCTCCTGTTGTAGAAGACAAAGATGTTCTTGAGCAGTCAAGAGCGGCTCTTGGTCCGAACTATTGTGATACTTGCGATTAATGGACATTAGTAAATGGAATGCCATTATGAAGTCTTTCCAAGACCTTATGGGATATCAAAAAGGTATCAATGAGGTCTTGGTGACTAAAAGACTTAGCGCTATAGGGTTCAAAGACATTGAAACAATAAGTGGGCGAGAAGAGAAATATCTTGTCCACATCTTAAGAAAACGTTATAGGGAGATATTAGATGACATCGAAAGAAACAAAGATAAGGGAAAAGATAGAGAAGACGGGAGTAACGTCAACGAATGAATGTTTTGTCAGGTATAGAGCCTTCCCTTCCTTTACAAAGAAGGTAGTGTTAAAGATGATTAATGAAGGATACAACATAAGTATTGTTAATGACCACATGGATTTGTCGTTTTTTTGGCTAGACTGCACAAAAAACATAGTTTTTCCACAAAAAAGAGTGCTAAATTAAAATAACGCACGAGGTTGCCCTTCTATGGACGAAACACTATTTAGTCGACACTTATGTCGAAAGTGTAATTATAAACGCTTAGAGGGGCATTCTCGAAAGGAAAATTTTTGAAAAGACCAATTTTATACGAGAAAAGGTTTAAACAACCAATAATATTTGATGGATTGCAAGATGGGCTTGTTTCGCCTACTGATATTGACTTCTGTTTTGAAGTCGGCAATAAATTTCTATTAATAGGAGACTGTAAAAAAGACGACGCTCCGTTTCCATTAGGGCAAAGACTAGTAATAGAAAGAATTGTCGATACCTGGAGAGCGACCAGGAAGATATCATTAGGAGTTATTGCCACACATAGCACAAGCCCTGAGCAATCAATTATGTTAGCTAACACAGTAGTTACTAAAGTATACTACGATGGAGAGTGGAAAGACACTTTTATGGTGTTTGACGATTTTGTTAGAAGAATAGCAGAAAGATTTGATATAGATAAATTAAAAAATTTGAGTTGACTGAAAAAAGAATAAATAAGTATATTAAAATATGGCAAGTAAATCAAAAGCAAAAGGTAATCGATTCGAAAGAGAATGCGTAGACATTGCAGAACAACACGGCTTCAATGCAAAAAGAGCTTGGGGTAGCGATGGTAGAAGTATAGGTATGTCTCCAGAGGTTGATATAGTAATAAATTATTTACTAGACGAAAAGACTTCAAGAGAAATGAAGGTTCAATGTAAAGTAAGAAAGTCTATTGCTAGCTATCTTTTACCACCAGACGATTGTGATATTACTCTCATCAAACAAGATAGAGGAGAAATATACGCAACTATTCGATATAAAGACTTATTGGAATTAATCCAATTAGCTTTTCAACTCGACTAATTACAATTAAATAGGGAGATTAATATGAGAAGTGTCTTTAGTTATAAGACTACAGAAGAATGGGAACGTGAAAAAGCAGAGTTTATGACTTATTATCATTACCTAAAACAAGCAGACCCTGATGGTTACGAAGATTGGTTTGATAAAGATATATTAGACTTATATGTAAACAATAAAAGAAATCCATATTTTTATTCACAAAGAGCAAAGCCAAGTCACGAAAACGTTTCTATGGTAAGAGTGCCTACTAGATGTCCAATGTGCGAAAAAGCTTGGGCTATAGAAATGCAAGACAATAATAAATTTGAGCCTGGATACTTAGACCAGTCTGTATATAAAACTATACCTATGGTGAAAGGAGTGTGTCACGAATGCAAGAATCAGTAGGTGGTATATTTAGCGACGATGCAGAAAGAGCTGTATTAGGTTCTATTTTAATAAAAGATGAATGCTATGATGTAGTAAAAGAATACATTGTAGAAAGCGAAGCGTTTTATGTAGAGAAAAATAAAAAGATTTGGGAAGTAATGACAGAACTTAAGTCAGAAAATATTCCAATAGACATCGTTAATATATCTAGTAAGATAAAAGGTATTACATATTATTTAACTGGACTATCTGAAATACCTAGTACTGCTAACGTAGAGTCGTATGCTAAGCAAGTTAACTCTGATTGGCTAAGAAGAAAGTTAGTATCACAATCACACGAGATTGCTAAGAAAGCTTACGACAATAATAATGATATTAGTAGTTTACTTGTAAATGTTCACGATACGACAAGCTCTTTACTAAACTTAGAGCCTGGTCAAAAGTTTGACTTAGATACATTATTGTCTATGACAAAAGACTCTCTGTTCAACAAACGCAACCTAACTACCACTGGTTTTGCACCGATAGATAATATTATATCGGGTATGACTAGAGGAGAAATAACCATTTTTGCTGGGCGACCTGGGAATGCTAAAACCACGACAGTTGCCAATATAGCTAGAAACCTTGTGTTGTCTGGCAAAAAGGTTGTTATGTTTAATAGAGAAATGCCTAATACTGAGATGATGAAAAAGTTTATTGCTATGGAAGCAGAGGGTATTACATACCATATGTTACGACATAACGCAGTCACTAGTAAATCAGAAATTGAAAAAAGTTTAAATATTATTAAAGAAAAGTATACTGACAAACTATTTATGTTTGACAACATACGAAATTTAGAGGGAACTTTTCGTGAAATTAGACGTATAAAACCTGACGTCGTTATTGACGACCATATAGGTTTGATTGAATACCCTAGTAATGATATGAGAGATTTAAGATTGAAAATAGGTGATACATCAAGACGATATAAATGGTTGTGTAAGTCTGAGAATATTTCAGTTATTCTTGTTTCACAACTTAATCGTAACATAGAGTATAGGACAGAAAGAATTCCTAAACTTAGTGACCTTGCCGAGTCTGGTAATCTAGAACAGGATGCAGAGATTGTAGCATTTACACATTATCCTTGGACTGTAAACTTTGAGAATGCAAAGCATGGAAAGTATGGACTAGATATAGTTGTGGCTAAAAATAGGTATGGGTCAACTGGGAAAGCAACGGTTGGATTCTCACCAGATTGTTGTACGTTATATGATACTGTGGAAGAAGCAGAAGCAAGTGTCTCAAAAGAGATGCCAGGCGTTCCATTTTAAAGGCTTTTTAAAATATCCATTATTTCTCTTATTCTTATAGCGTCATTCAATCTTTTGATTGTAGATTGACTTGTATTGACCCCTGGTACAAATTCTAAGTCGCTAAGATATTTTATAGGAATACCTTCTCTAAATCTATAAGTACCTCTTGTTAAACCGCTTGTATCTAAACCTTTAGGGTCTCCAGCAAATCGTCTTACTAATTTTTCTATGTCTGATATATAAGGATATCTAGATTGGTTTAAGTTTCCTTGTACTAGACCTCCTTTATCTTTCATAACTGACTTAACAATGTTATCAAAATAATTTGGGTCAAAAGATTTTTGTCCAACCCTTCTTGCTATTTCTTCTGTAGCTTCTTTATTTACTTCAGATATATAACTCGCAGGAACTTCAAATCTAAAAACAGTTCCAGGTTCATTTAAAACATTAATATCGTCAACTCTCTGTCCAAAACTTAAATTTTTTGCATAACCTTCTGCATACTTAGGAGACAAAGTAGCGTAAGTAGATTTAGGAAAGTTCTTTGCGTCTCCCCATATTTTTTTACCTCCACCTACAAGCATCCCGTCTTCAACTAATTTAGAAAGAGACTTCTCTCTTGAAGCTATTGGAACTCCTCTGAAGTAATCAAAGGCGTCATCCATAATTCTTGACCTTAATAATCCTGCAATAGGAGTAACAAATTTACCAGCTCCTGCAGTAGCAACATCAAAGCTAATATTTCTTGCAGGATTTTCTACGTAGTCAGACAAAATACCAACACCAGCTTGCATTCCTTTGTATAGTCCAGATATGGCAGTCTCTGGAGCTTTCTTAAAAAGAAAGTCTGATATTGTCTTTTGTTTATTTTTTGTCTCTACGTTTTGTTTCATCTACCAGCTTTTCTAAGTATCTCTAACAAGTCATCATAGGTCATCATTCTTGAGAAGTATGATTCTGGATTTCTAGCTCCAACTTCTCTTGACTCTCTATTGATAGCTCTCATAATATTTCTAACTACATTTTGCTCTGGAGTTCTACTAGAAATAGGGGCTTGAGTTAAGTTAGGAAGAGACTGAATAGGTTCAGCTGAACCAGGACGAGTAGTTAAGTTTCTATTTCTAATTGGAAAAAACTGTCCTTGAGTTGGAATGTCTTGAACAGGTAATTTTGTAGCCTGTTTTGAATCTTCGAATAGTTTTAGAACTTGTTGTCCAAATGTTTTTTCTCCTACAAATTCAGAAGGTTGACTTCTTCTTTTAAAACCAGCAAGAACGTCTCCCATTTCTGGTTTACCTTTACCAAGTAATTCTCTTAATATATCTAATATATTTTTACCACCTCTTGCAGAAGCTTTACCTAATTCTTTTGCAGCAGCTTTACCTACGGCTTTTATACCACCACCTGGCTCTACTGCTCCCATAATTAATTGCATCATCTCTGGACTCATAGCTTGTCCTCTTTGAGACTCCATATAGTCTCCTCTTGATTTTATAGTACCAAATAACTGGTCTAAAACATCGTCAGACATAGCACTTTTTTCTCCAAAGTAATCTACGTAATCTTGTATTGTTAATTTATCTTTATTATCTGCCATTTTAATCCTCTAAGTATTGTGTGAAATCTATATCTTCCACGGGTTTTTTATAATAATCTTCGTTTTTGTAAATCTCTTTTTCAAATTTTTTCATTAGACCAGGCTTGTAGAAAGGATTTCTTGGGCTTTGCTCCATAGGGTCAATTTTTAAATCTGGGAATTGTGTTACAAAATAACTTTCATTCCAATCCTTAGCAAGCTTAGTTGCTTTATCTGCTAAGTCTTGAAAAGTAGCTTCATTTATACTACCATCAGGTCCTGTACCAGTAAACATTAACTTTGTTATGTCTTGAACTACATACCTTCTTCTACCCTCTGCATCATTTCTGTTTAGTTTATATGGAGGCGTACCTTCTTTTCCAGGAGGTCCTCCTAATCCTTTAGGAAGTTGTCCTTCGTAAGCATATCTTTTTAATATTGCATTCATAATAGGACCAAATATTGGACCAGCTTTTATCATAGACTCTCTTACCTGAATATTTAAATCTTTTTCATTAACATAAAATTGAGTAACTGCATAATCTACAGTCTTTATTATTCTCATAGCATCGTCTAATAAAACTGGTTTTGCTAAGAATTTTAAATTATTTATAGGTTCTAAATCTCTTACAATAACATCATAAGCTCCTACAACTCCACTTTGGAAAAGACCTTGAACAATAGCATCTCCATCTGTTTCTATCCATTTTTCTTTTTCTTCTTGACCATAAAATTGTCTGTCTCCAGAAAGCCATTTCTTAAAATCTTGTATAGCTTTAAATGCTATTTGTCCACCAAAAGAACCAGAAGCAGCCAAGTATAAAGGCATACCTATATTCCCATTTGCCATTTCAAATTTTATCATATCTAAAGCATATTTTGCTTGACCTATAGGGAATCTTTTAAACAAAACTGCTGGTTTATGATAACTATCAGCAAATATTAAAGCATCATTATCAAATTGTCTACCTATCTGAGAGCCTGTAGCATACTCTTCCATAGCCTGTAAAATTTTTGCTCTCATTCTTGCTTGACCTTTATTTGAAGGATTGTATGTTCTATCTAAAATAGCATCTTTATGTTTCATAGCTTCATCTATGTCTATTTTGAAAACTTTTCTCATCTTGTTCTTAGCATATGCTTTTCTATTAACTAGAGGAATTGTTAAAAGAGTTTCAACATTTCTTGCAAATCCCATTTTACCATCATACATCATTACTAGTTTTCTAATATAATCTTCAGCCATAGCTCCAGACAACATTTTATTAAACTGATTAACCGCCATAAATGGTTTTGCAGCTAAGTCAAAAAGACCTGCTACCATCTGCCTAGGCTTAACTTCTCCTTTTACAAGTCTAACAAAAGCTTTTGTTGGGTCGTCAAATTTAGCCAAGTTTGCTTGCCCTACCTCTAAAGCTCTACTACCTCCCAATAACTCATCAATAACAGAAAGACCAGTTACTCCAGATTTTGAAAGCATATCTCTTACCTGAGGATTAAAGAACATATTGTGAGTACCTCTTACTAAAGAGCCTGGTCCAAACTGAGGTAATGCAGATATAAACACCTGAGTCATATTAGGTATAGTTGCAGTAGCAACAGATATCTTACTAAACATCTCAAAGTTTGAAGCCCAGTTTAATACTCCAGCAAATGCTCCTCTTCTATTCATTGCGTCTTCACCAGTAAAAGATTCTTTTAAAAGTCTTACAGCATCTTTCTCTTTTATAACAAATCTAGGTAGTTTTCCTCTTACATCACTACCAACTCTAACACTATTAGCTCCCATTCTTCCTAGAAGTGCACCAAAGCCTTTAAGCTCTGCTTCTTCTGGTATTCTATCAATTAATTTATTTAAAAATGCACCATCTGGTGTAAATGTTTTTGATAACTCAATTCTTTTTGTAGCACCGTTTATGTAGTCTGGAAACAGAGTCATAAGATTTGTATCTAACATATTCTTTTTACTTGCTACAACTTCTTGTAAAATATCTAGATTGGTTACAGTAGAACCTACAACTCTTCTTGATTTTTCCAAAGGAGCATAAATCTTAAAGCCATCTGTATATATCGTAGAGTTCATAGCAGCCCATACATCATAGTTAGGAACATCAGATAATACTTCTGGACTGTTATTTTGTAATTTCTTTTTTGTTAAATTAAATAAATCTCCAAATGATTTTTTATTATCATCAGCAGACTTTACAAGCTTTGTAACAAAATCTTCAATAGTTTTATTTAAGGCTTCTTTACCCTTGTCATCTAAGTTTCTCAAAGCTACTTCAGGGTCTAAAGATATTTCTCCAACTATTTGTTGAACCTTTTGATTTAAATTTAACATATCTGTATATATAGTATCTCTTATTTGTTTCTTAATAACAAAAGGCATATACCATTCTTTTCTTCCAGCTACCTTTATCTTTGCTTTAAGAGCATCATCATAGACTTCATCCATAATAGTTTTAATACCTTCAATAGCATTAATTCTTCTTTTTAAAAATGCAACTTCCTTCTTTGTTATTTGCCCAGATTTTTCAAGCTTAGTTGCCTGAGATTTCATAGCTCTTATAGCTCTAGGTTTAGCATCTAATCTAATGTATTCATCAAAACCTGAAGATATTGTAGTTCCATTACTTAATTTAATTTTTTCTCCAGTTATCCATTTTTCTAACATCTCATTTCTAAAAGGATTATATCCTGTCACAAATCTTGGTAAACCTTTTCTAACGCTTAATACAGCTTCGTCCATACCAAAAGCTCTTTGTAGATTGACAAGTCTTTCTGTGGATTTTTGAATTACTCTTCTGTCTGTTTTTGCTATTAGTTTTATAGCAGTTCTAGCAGCAGGAGATTCAACGTCTTTTCCTATGCTACCTACTAAAGATTTTGCATAGTTAAGTATGTTAGATTCGTTTGCAATTCCTGTAAGATTATCTAAATCTGCTCCGTAGTTTGTTTTTATATGCTCTTCAAAGTTTCTAACATACTGAATATCTCCTATTTGTTCAGTTACTAATCTCATTTCAACATCTGTCATATCTTTAATTCTTGGAGGCTGTTTTAAATTGTTCCATTTTTTGATATCATATTCATCTGCTACCTGCTCTAAAGCTCTAATGTAATCTCCCTTTTCTAAACCATTAAAGCCTCTGTTTGCATCTGTTCTAAATTGTCTAAGCTTTCTTCTTCTTTCGTAAGTTAGTCCAAAATACTTTCTATTTTTTTCCTTAAATTTTTTAGCTAAGCTTGGTTGTGATGTGTAAAATTTTAAGAACAAATCTGAATTTACAGGGTCAAGAGCATAGTTTGTTCCTCCGACTTGCACTTCAAATTGTATTCCATCATCTACATATTTTATGCTTTTTCTATTTATCTTAGCATCTAAACTAGCTGGTATTGCCTCAGCTTCTCCTGGCTCTATAACAGTTCTACCTTTTTTACTTTTCTTTTTTATTGGCTTTCCAACAATATCTACATTAGCGTATGCACCACTAGCCATTCCAGCTGGTAATTGTTTTTTATTTATATCTCTAATAGTTAAAGCAACCTGCTCTGTAATCATAGGGTCGCCTTTTCTACCAGTTAGTCTGATTAGAGGCTCTTGAACTCTTTTATATACATCAGATGTTCTTCTTAAAAACCCTTGTAATTCTACAGCCTCTGGTATAATCTCTCCTATCTCATCAAAATTTAAACCTCTTAATTCTTTTCCAGGTATTTCTCCAAATACTCCCTTTTCTTTTAACCCTATAAATTTACCTTCTCTATAAGCTTTTCTAGCACTATTAAAGGTTGCTCTTGGTAAACCCGCTGCAGCTACAATACCAGTAGCTAATACAAGGTTTTGCATAAAAGAACCTTCTTGAGATTCTGATATTTCTCTTCCATAAAGCAAAGGACTTGCAGCCATAATAGAACCTATTTCAGCACCTATACCTAACTCTAATCCTCTTGCCTTGTCTAAAGGTTTAAGTTCTCTTTGTAAGTTTTTAGTAAATTTTATTTTTTTAGGTTTAACATATCTAGCAGCACCATATGCGTGACCTCCAATAGCAGCCACTCCAAAACCTCTTAGGTAGTCTATTGGGTCTGATTGGTCTAACATATCTTTTAGTACAGTATAATATCTTTCATCTCTATCTTTTATCTTTTGATATTTAGATATGTCAAAATCAGATTCTATAATTGCATCTCTTAGCTCTATAGCTCCACTATATAAACCTTCTTGTGCTGCAAAAGCACCACCTTCTACAAAAGTAATTCTTGATACATCGTCTACAGCCTCTTTTTTTAATTTATTGCTTATTAAACCTTTTTTAACCATTTGGTTTGCACCAAACTCTATAGCTTTTTTACCTCCAGCTATTTGAACTCCTTTACCAATAACACCTCCTGCTAAAAGACTACCTACATTTGTTGGTGTAGGAACTAAAAAAGAACCCATTTGAATAAGAATATCTCTAGCTAAGCTTGAGTCAATAGCGTCTCTATCTGGAACTGAAAACATTTTTTTCCCAGTAGAAAATTCTACAGCCATACCTTCAATGCTATTGTTATACATTTCCAAAACAACAGGAGGTAAATATTTTTGCATAAAAGAACGAACAATATCAGATTTAGGTTGTGAGTTTGGTTCGTCTAAAGGTTTGAAGGTATCGATTTCTGTATCTACAATACCTGCTGAGAAGTCTAATGATAAAGTATCTGGAATGTCAAGGCTTACTTCTTTTGGAAGATTTAACCCTGCACTAAAATCTAATGATTTTTCTTGTGGGTCTGGCATCTACTCTCCTAATAAATTCCATCTAAGAATATTATCTTTTTTCATTCTTTCAAAAGTGTTAAACCAGGTAGGACCAAGAGCCTCTGTTAGCTCTTTTTTTAAGTATTCGTTATACTTGTCAGTACTTAATGCCTTACCTAATTCTTCTCTTGACATTTTAGCTAGCTCTGGATTTGCTTCAATAATTAATCCACCAACATTATTTAATAGTTCTTCTTTTCTAAAATCTCCATATGGCAACAACTCAAAGAAGTTTGGTTGACCAGGTTCTCTTAAAATAACTTCAGATTTTATTTGTCTTAAAGTCTGTTTTGCGTTTTGAGAAGATAGGTTTTTAAAATCTTTTACTATTTTTTTTCTACTTGACTCAGTGCCAAGAGGGTTAAATCCATAATTTTCTTGAGATTGAGTAGCAAATGCTTGCAGGTTTTCATTAGAAGGCATATTAATTCTTTCAAAATAATCTACAGCATCATACATACTGCTCATTCCACTCTTCAATGTTCCAGCAGTTACTCCAGATTTTACATCATCTGTAAAACCTAGGTCATCATCAAAGCCCATATCTCTTGCAATATTTAAAAGATTATCAATTTCTTGGTATCCTGCCAGACCTTTTTTCATTCTGCTTCTAGTGTTTGCAAGAACTTGTAACTTTTGTTCTTTAGTTGCGCTAGGGTCTGTCCATACAGACATATCTGAACCAACATCTTTTTTAGATTGAATACCAGCATCAATTAAACCTTGAAGCTCTTGTTCACTTCTAAAAAAAGGTTTGCTTTCTTCTCTTGTTACTAAAGAGTTAAATCTCATTGTATATATAGAAGTTCCTTCGTCCCTTTTTCCTAATAACAATTCTGCTTCTCTGTACTTACCTTCTCCAATTAAATCTAAAACAGGTTTCTGAAAATCGTCAAAAAATCTTTTTTCATTTTTATCTAACTTTTCTATACCATCAACTATGGCTTTGTTTAAATCTTTTTGCTTATTATAGTTTATTAACTGCTGTTGTTGTGCCATCTTTAGAATTTGATTTTCTACTCTTTCAAAAGCACCTTGCAGTGGAGACTTAGCTGCGGGTTTAAATAAAGGGTTAGTAGCCATTACGTTCCTCCTGATTCTTCTTCACCTTGGTATTGAGCATAAATAGCATTAGCCAATTCCATAAGCTGATTTGAATTTAAATTACTATGAGCTAAAGAAACAAACTGATTAAAGGCTTGTATTCCATTTGTCAAATCTCCAAACATTCCTTGATATTCAGATAGTTGTGCTGCTGTCATAGGTGTCCCTTTTGGTTGTGCTTTCCAACCTGTGTTTGAATCAGTTTCATCTTTTGTTGCTCCAGCTTGCATTAAGTTAAGAGCTACACCAGCTTGTGATGTTATAAAGTCTAACAATGTGCCTTCTAGAAGTCCCATTTGTTGACCTATTTGGTCTTGAGTTCCAGCATATCTAGACCTTGTTCTTTGACCTAACTGCTCTAACTGTTCTTGCCCACCTGCTCTGGTCATTCTTCTTCTTTCTAATTGTCTACCACCAACAAGACCTGCAACACTTTCTCTACCTATCATTCCTAGTAAAGCATCTTGTAATCCTGATTGTATTCCTTCAGTTCCTGTTTGAAACTGAGTTCCTATCTCTCCTAACAATCTAGACTCTCTTTCTCTTAAAGCTTGTTGAGCTTGATTATATCCAGCAATGTCAAACTGACCAAAGTATTCAGAGTAGTCTCCACTATATCCGTATTGAGCAGCAGGATTTAATAAGTTGTAACCAGACTGACCTATCCCTGCTAAAATATCTTGTATGCTAGAAAACTGAGAACCATATTGTCCACCATAGGTAGTAGGACCATATGTAGGTCTTCCAGAACCACCAGAACCAGAACCACCAGAACCAGAGCCTCCGCCACCAGGATTTCCATCTCCTTGACCTCCATCGCCAGTTCCACCACCAGTTCCACCACCGCCAATGCCTCCTCCAAACGGGTCATCATCTGTTCGGTTATTAAAATTAAAAGTAGGTTGCATAAAACCACCTGTTTGCCCCATTCTTTGTGGGCTAATTCCAGTAAAAGATGACTGCATTTGTTTTAATATATCATCATAAATTGCCATAATTAATAATTCCTTCTATCGTTGCCAAAAATTCTATTTAAATAAGATGCATCAAAAATTGGACTCATATCAACATTACCTTTATCATCAGTCATTTTTTCCCAAGGGTCAAGAAAAGGAGCTGTCAATGTTATTCCATCTGGACCGCCTATTTGATAGTCATAAGTAGAAGGTTGATTAGCTCCTAATAAATTTACATCTCCAAGTAAAGAACCTTCTGTTAAACGCTCATAAGGGTCTTTTGTCTTTTCTCCAAGTCTCATGTTTCCATAAGCTCCTAATTTTTTTTCTTCAACTTTACCATCTTTTGGTCCTGTTTCTGGTCCTTTTGTTTCTGTTTCAGTTGGAGGTTTAGGTTTTTCAGCACCTAAAGATGTAGCTAATTGATATGTTCCAAGAGCATCTCCTATAACATTAAGAGCAAAAGCTTGATTTGTACTTCTAACAGCATCTCTTATAAAAATGTTGCTTAAGTCAATGTCTAGAGCTAAATTATTTCTTTGATTTCTAAGAAACTTACCTCCTTGTAATGAAGTACTAATTGTTCCACTGTAAGGAGATACAGAACTTCTTCCTAGTCCAGAGGCTACTCCTCCGATAAGAGCTCCAACAATAGGACCTACTCCTGGTATAAAGGAAGCTGCTGTTCCTAATAACCTACCAAAGCTACCTCTTCTTGCTCTTTTCTCAGCTCTTCTTTGCATTTCTGCTTGAGCTTTTGCTAAATCTCTTCTATACTGAGCTCTAGCTGCTTCTACCTCTTGTTTTTCTTCTTCTACGTCAACGCCTAAATTTGCTAAATTTATCCTTTCCCTAGCTTTTTGCTCAGCTCTAAGTCTTCCTATTAGTTGTGAAAAACTTGCCATTATAATTTACCTTCCGTTAATTCTAAAAAATGTTCTACACTACCAGCACCTTCTTCTGTGTTGTAGTGTTTCTTCCAATACTTTGCTAATTCATCTTTCCCTTCTTTAATCGGTTCTGGTACACGCCAGTACTTAATTCTACAATGTAAAACACCAGCAGCAATGTTAGTACGAAGAATCCAGTCCCAATCATCATCATTAGCGTCAATGAAATAATAAGGGTCAATCCCAAGAATATCAGCAGATGCCTGAAGCAAGTCTGGACGAGATGATATAAAATTTTTACAATTGTCCACGGCTGTTCTGGGCTCCACTTGCCAAAAGCTTCTTGCAGGACCTTTGCCAATTTGTTTGATATACTCGTACTTGCTTTCCACAAGCCCTGTAGCATATATGATATCCAATGCTTCTTGTTTTGCATACTTGTCTCCCATCTGGACACAAACATCTTTAATTAAATCTTTGATTTGTTTGTTATTTACGCCCATTGTTTCTCCTCTTAAAGTAAGTAATAGTACTATGAATATAGCTTTTATATACCTCACCGCTATAAAATACTAAAAATTTGTCGTCTATGTCAAGATAATTCATTATGATTTAATTATAAATTGCCCAGATGTAGTTGATTGTTCTGTTTCTCCAGTTTCTACTGCACTATCTCCAGAATCTGGCATTGAAAAATATGTATTTTTACCCTTAGCTACCCTAACACCTTCTTTAATAATTTTAATTGCATCTTTCTGTGGTGTTTTTACATCAGAATGTTGTGCAAATGTTTTTAATTCTTTTTGTTCTGCTGGTCCTTTTTGTTGTACAAACTCTAGTTCAAACAACTTACCAAATTCTTTTCTAACAACTTTTAATCTACCATTATGGTATTGTATAACTTCTTCTCCATTCTTCATTTCGCTTTTACCAACAGCTCCACGTTTTACTTGTTTATTAGTACCTGCTATTCTTCTACCTTTAGTTAATGACATTATCTTTGTCCTTTCGCTCTTAGTATAACCGATAAATCTTGTATTTCAAATGTTGAACTTACTGCACCAGAAGCTTGTAGTTGTAACGACTTACCACCTCTACTTGCACCTGCTATAGCAAACTCTTTTGTTCCCATAGCCGTTACAGTTACTCCGTCAATTGTATTGTTCAACGCGTTGGCATTTGTATCATTTAAAAATATATCTGAAGGGTCTGCTCCGTCTAATCCAGCAGCTATTACAGCCGCAGTATCACCATTTAAATAGGTAGCATATACAGAATAAAATCTTTTATCTACAGAAGGTAATCCAAAATCTACTTCTTTTGTTTTTATATCTATAGTCTGCGCTGCAGGAGCAGGGTCATATCTTTTAAATGTACCACTATCTGGTAAACATACTAGCTCTTCATTAAATACTACAAAGTTTGAAATTTTATCTCCTTCTAAAACATGAGTACTGTTAATATTAACAATAGACTTTGTTTGTATATCGTATAAATATCCTGCAGGAGTTGTGTCGTCTGCGTCTCCTACAACAATAATCTGATTCTTTTTAGGTATAAATCCTACAACCGCTGTTTCTTCGTTGATATTTGTTTGCCAGGTTTCATCTTTTATTGTAGTTGATAGTTTAGAAATACTCTGACTATATGAAAACATACCATGTTCATTTACCCAAACCAAACCTATATCTGATTTAGTAACAGCTGCAGGAGAACTAACTCCTCTGTTTTCTAATTCAGCTTCTACGTACCAACCAGCATCAGAACCTGAAGATATATTAATTACAAATAGTTTATTCTTTTTATATATAAATAATTTATCTTGAAACTCTGCTAGTTTTACAATCTCATCACCATCATTAGTTCCAATATCTAAATAAAAACTTTGTGGAAATAAATCATACTTTCTTACAGGGCTATATTGTATTCTATCTCCCATTACTTTTGTTGTACCTTGAGAGTCTTTATATCTAACATTTGCTACAAAAGCTCTTTGGTTTGCAACAACTGCAGTTTTATATCCATAAGTTCCTTCTCCATTAAATGATATTTCTTTTTCATCAGAAGAATATCCATTAATAGTAGCATAAGTATCTAACCCAGGCTGTTTGATTGCATAAGCTCTAACTCCACTTGCTCTATTTTTTGTATCGTTAGTAACAAAATAACTATCTGTAGCTCCATCTGATAATGCATCAAATTCATCAGCTAAAGATATTCTTGAGCCTTGTTCAAAATCTATATCTAACAACATAGTAAATTCATCATCAGGATTATTAATATCTCTCAAGTATATTCTCATTCCTTGTATTTCAGAAAGTTTTACTTGTCCATCGTTTATAGAAACACTTATGTTTGGATATTGTCCATCTGTTAATGTAATAGTTCCTCCAGAAATCCTATCTAAATCTGTAGATATTAAAGACTCTTGCCCTCCGTAATATACGTAAGTAGCTCCTATTGAGTAAGTGCTAGCACCCCAAAGTCCATCTGTACCACTAGCTAAAGTTTGTACTATAAAGTCGTTAGTTGGGTCTTGTCCTGCCTCTTCTCCGCTACCACCAGCAGTAGCTGGGTCAGCACAATTAGCACTAGAACTATCATCAAAGTCTGCATCAAGAGGTCCAGCAAATTTCTCATCTACTAAATCCATTCTTTCTGTAAGAGCTGTATAAGGAGCAGCTGTTCTTACTAATCTTTGCAATGCAATAGTTTTAGAACCTGTGTTTGATAAGTTGCCGTCAGAAACTCTTAAGCCTCCATCTGCATAATAATATACAGGTAATACATCTGTATCACTTCCAGATAAATCTGCTGCATTCCAAGTTCCTAGAGCACCAGACTGTCCTACATAAACTTCTCCATTACCATTTGTATATACTAAATGCTCTCCAGTAGTAGTTGTACCAGATGCTTCTGGTGGACCATCTGTATTTATTTTAAATAGTCCATATGCAGGTTCGTGATTAGTTACATCACTAGTCATAGAACTAGATAGGTTTTTAAACTCTCCGAGCGTACGTATCCTACCAACAGAGCTTACATCTACATTAGTAGCTTCAGCAAGAAAGTTGTCTCCAATATCTCTTGCAGAATCTCTATTATTCAGACCTCCGTCAAATCTCTTTAATGGAACTGAAACTTTAGGCACTTCTTTTTACCTTTTCAAAACTACGCATTCCCCCGAGACCGAGCATCCCAAGTAATACTGTTGTTAAAGTTCCCATATCAAATGTAGGTAAAACTACTTCATTGCCAAAGCTGTATAAAACAAATGTAAGTAAAGGTTGTAATATATAATGATAAGCCATTGCTGAAGCACAAATCCAGCCCGTAAAGGGCCTCCAGCCCGCTACAAACATAGATGTATGTCCAGCTTCTACTTTATTTACTTCCATTTGTGCTTTGTTAATTTCTGCAATTAACTCAGCTTTCTCTTGTTTATCTAAAGTAAACTTGTCTACGTGACCAGCTACTTTATCGATAATATTAGTTACTACGTTTAGCTTTGGCATTATTTTTTACCTTTTTTCTTTTTAATAGCTTTTAATTTTTGCAATATTTCATTATCGCAATCACATTTATTTCCCCATTGGCACCATGCATAATGAAGCGCTAATCCCAACATCAATCCTATCATAAATCCTATCATAAATCCTCCTAATATATTAACCAATTAAATCCAACTTTTGACTCATAACTTTGTACATCGTACATATTCAGATATCTTCCTTCTAAGAAAACACCAAATTTGTCAGTAAGTTTCCATCCATATACTAAACCTAAGTCATAATCCATTCCATTTTCAGCTACATCATAATTAAATGAATAATCAGACATACCCTTTGTTACTGGATATGCAGTAGCCCAAAAGTGAAACCAGTTTTTAGGCATATATCTGTAATAATCTGCACCAACTGATAAACTTAATTCGTTTTGATACCCTAAATCT